GTCATTAGATGCACCCACATTCAAACCCGCAACCGAAGGCAGAACAATACCTCCATCAAGATTTCCTTCTTCCATTTCAAGAACGACAACAGTTTTAACTTCAAAATCTTCAGTAGTAACAGGAAAACCATGATGCTCAGAATAATAACGTCTTAAATATCCAAAAGAATGCAAATGCGCATTAATGCCCAATGCATGGAAACGATTCATAACAGAATCTCGAAATGCTTTAAAGTCTTGTTCTCCATAAAAGAAGAGGAACCTCAAAGCAGTATTGCAATTCTCAATGCATGCTTCCTCAGGATCATCACATTCCCGAATCCAATTCACCAAATCACGAATAGTTTTCATAGACATCAGCGGATAATACTCGTTAGAAACAGGACGAAATCCGCGTTTCAAAAAAGACAAATTTTCAAGTGTATCATATGGTAAAGCTTCTTCAGCATTTTGTTTATCAGCTGTTGTATAAGTAATGCCGAGTTTAGCAAATTCTCTCGAAACTGTTTGCATATTAAAAAAAGAACGAATTTCAGGACGAATTGCAATGATGTTGTCGTCCCCATAGATAAACATTTTGACATTGCGATGGAAATCGATCATGCTTGACTGATCGAGCGGCATTATCTTAGCATAAACATACCGCATATAAACTGCATTGACAATAGTATTAATAATAGCTGTCATAGGGTTTCCAGATGGATTACCCCCATGTTGACCATACATCAAATTCATAGCAAGGACTGGAGTATGAATCATTTCATCAACAAGAACTCTGCGTGCTAAATTAGCAGATTCGTCCACACTCCCCATATTATACCAACGATTTACTATACGTTCGGCCACCTTTTCCATGATTTGAGCGGACATAACTCCATCCCATCGCGAATAATCTCCAGCAATTCCAATCGGAGATTTTTCCTTCAACGTTCTCATCAATTGCGTCCAATCACGTGATTCAGCGTTAATACCAATGGCGGAAAAAGTAGACAATTTCACAGACATAAAATGAGCACAAAA